ACCGCCCAGCTGGGCTTTACTCCGGAGCAAACCATGCTCCTGCCCTTTGGCCTGCTGCTGGATCTGTGGGAGTGCCACAAGCAGTTCCTCGGCCTGGCGAAGCCCAAGCGGGAGCTGACCATTGACGATGTGATTCCCTACGGGATTTGAATAATGTATTGCTTTTGTCCGCACAACAGAGTACAATGGAGACGAGGAAGAAACCATAAATCCCGAAAGGAGTCTTGGATATGGCAAAGTCGGCAAATCTGTATGCGCGCATTGAGCCGGAGGTCAAGGAACAGGCAGAAGCCATCCTCAGCGCCCTGGGCATCCCGGCGTCCAATGCCATCACCATGTTCTACAAGCAGGTCATCCTCCAGCGGGGACTGCCCTTCGAGGTAAAGCTCCCGGAGCATCCGCTGGACGTCAGCCGTATGACGGCAGAACAGATGGATACGGAACTGGAGAAGGGCTATGCCCAGATGAAGGCCGGGCAAGTCATCCCTGCAAAGCAGGCGTTTGACGAGCTGCGTGGAGAACTGGGCGTATGAGCTATGAGGTGACGCTGACCCCGGAAGCAAAGCACGACCTGCGGGAAATCTACCGCTATATCGCGGTGGAGCTTCAGTCGGAGCAAAACGCCAATGGCCAGCTGGACCGCTTGGAGGAGAACATCCTCAAGCTGGATGAGATGCCGGAGCGGTTCCGGGTCTACGACCGAGAGCCATGGAGCAGCCGCAACCTCCGGGTCATGCCGGTGGACAATTACCTGGTGTTCTACATCCCAAACCACCAGGTAAAAACCGTCACGGTGCTCTGCGTCATGTACGGCGGGCGGGATATTGACGCCCAGCTCCGAAAAATGCAAGGAAACTGAATCGAGTTTTGGAAAGAGTCGAGTCATCGGCTCTTTTCTTTTGCCTGGAGTAATCCGGGCTTTTTTTATGCCATTTTGAAGGAGGTGACCACGGATGGCGGATAACTTTGGCCTGAAAATCGGGCTGGAGGGCGAAAAGGAATTCAAGAAGGCGCTGGCGGACATCAACCAGTCCTTCAAGGTCCTCGGCTCCGAAATGAAGGTCGTACAGTCCCAGTTTGACAAAAACGATGATTCCGTGGAAGCCCTCACCGCCCGGAATCAGGTGCTGGGCAAGGAGATCGATACCCAGAAGAAGAAAATCGAGACCCTGCGCAAGGCGCTGGAGAACGCTTCCACCTCTTTCGGGGAGAACGACCGGCGCACCCAGCAGTGGCAGATCCAGCTCAACAATGCCCAGGCCTCTCTGAACAACATGGAGCGGGAGCTTGACCAGAACCAGAGGGCCATCGATTCCATGGGCGATGAGATGCGGGATGCAGCCCAGCAGACGGACAAGTTCGGGGATGAGATCGATGACGCCGCTGACAAGACCGATAAGGCTTCCGGCAAGCTGGAGAAGGTCGGCTCCGTCCTCAAAGGCCTGGCGGTCACGGCGGGTGCCGCTGTTGCCGCCGCCGGCGCCGCCCTCGCCGGGCTGACCAAGAGTTTCCTCGACCTGGCGGAATCCACACGGAAATACCGGGAGGATCATGCCAAGCTGGACGCAGCCTTCACCACCGCCGGGTTTACGGCGGAACAAGCCGGCGAAGCCTACACCGGCTTTTATGCCATCCTGGGCGAAGAGGACCGCAGCGTGGAAGCAGTCAACCACCTCGCCAAGCTCTGCTCCACCGAGGAAGAGCTGGCGCAGTGGACGGATATCGCCGCCGGCGTGTGGGCCACCTTCGGGGACAGCCTTCCCATTGAAGGTTTGACCGAAGCCGCCAATGAGACCGCCAAGACCGGCACCATCACCGGCCAGCTGGCGGACGCCCTCAACTGGGCAGGGGTCAATGAGGAGGCCTTCCAGTCGGCGCTGGATGGCTGCAGTTCCGAGCAGGAACGCGCCGCGCTCATCACCGATACCCTCAACGGCCTGTACCAGGAAGCGGCGGAAAACTACAAAACCCTCAATGGGGATGTGATGGAAGCCCAGCGTGCCCAGGCGCTCCTTACAGACGCCTACGCCCAGCTGGGCGCCATTGCGGAACCCATCATGACCACGCTGAAGACCATGGCGGCGGATGTTCTTACCGCCATGATTCCCTTCGTGTCCCTCATGGGCGAGGGGTTGCAGGGCGTGCTGAACGGCACCGCCGTAGCTGCCGAGACTTTTGCCGAGGGCATCTCCGGCCTGGTGTCTGTGTTAATGGAGAAGCTCTCCACCATTGTGCCGGTCATCGGGGAAGCCATCCTCGCCAGCCTTCCGGTACTGCTGGAAGCCGGGGTGAATATCATCGCCACCCTTGTCACCGGCATTGTGAACGCGCTGCCCAAACTGGCCGCAGCCGCCCTGTCCATTGTTCTCCAGCTCGTCACCAGTCTGACCGAGCTGGCGCCACAGCTTTTACAGGCGGCAATGCAGGTGGTGGCAACCCTGGCTTCCGGCATCGCTTCCGCACTGCCCCAGCTGGTTCCCACCATTGTGCAGATGGTGGTGCAGATCTGCCAGACCCTTATCGCCAATCTGCCCCTCATCCTGGACGCGGCTTTGCAGCTGGTTACGGGACTGGCCCAGGGCATCCTCAACGCCCTGCCGGTGCTTATCGCGGCCCTGCCGGAGATCATCAACGGCATCGTGACCTTCCTGCTGGACGCCATCCCCCAGATCATTGAGACAGGCATCCAGCTTCTGACCTCGCTGGTGGCGGCTCTGCCGGACATCATCGCCGCCATAGTCGCGGCTATTCCCCAGATCATCGAAGGCATTATCACAGCCGTTTTGAACTCCATTCCGCAGATCATCCAGGCGGGCATCGACCTGCTGGTGTCGCTCATCCAGGCGCTGCCCCAGATCATTACTACCATTGTAGCGGCTATCCCGCAGATCATCACCGGCATCGTAAACGCTCTTATCAACAGCATCCCTCAAATCATCCAGGCCGGTGTGGAGCTGCTGGTATCCCTGATTGCGAATCTCCCGACCATCATTGCGGAGATCGTGAAGGCAATCCCGCAGATCATCACGGGGATCGTTTCGGCCCTCGGTCAGGGCGTTTCCAAGATCGCCGAGGTGGGCGCCAACCTGGTGCGCGGCCTGTGGCAGGGCATCCAGTCACTGGCCGGATGGATCTGGGACAAAGTGTCCGGCTGGATCTCCGGCATCTGGGACGGTATCCTGGGCTTCTTCGGCATCAACTCGCCTTCCAAAGAAATGGCCTGGGTGGGCGAAATGCTGGTGGAGGGCCTTGCCGGTTCCATTGTGGACAACGGCGGTCAGGCGGTGAAAGCCGCCGAGGGCATGAGCAAGGACATCAACGGGGTCATGCAGGACCTCGCCAAGGATATGACCACGGCGCTGCCCACAGATTTCTCCGTGAAGGGCAGCATGGAAAACGCCATGGCCTCCGCTGTTTCCGGCGGCGCTGGGAAGAGCGGCTTCGTCCTGCAGCTGAACATCGGCACCTTCAACAACTATACCAATGAGGACATCCGGCAGCTCACCAATGAGATCATGGTGACCGCCGGCCAGTTTGCCAAGCGGAAAGGGGTGGTCTTCGCATGAACTATTTTGTGTATAACGGGGTTTCGTCCCTGGACATGGGGCTTCGCATTGAGAGCAAGAATGTGTTTTCTGCCCCGGAGTACGATGTGACCTTCCAGTCCATCCCCGGCAGAAACGGCGACCTCATCCTGCCCAATGGCCGCTACCCCAATGTGCAGGTGACCTATTCCGTGTTCCTGCCCGCCAAGTCCATCGCCGAACTGGCGGAGAAGATCACCAAGGTCAAGGAGGCCTGGCTCTATGGGGAGCAGAACGCCTACCACACCCTGTCCGACAGCTATGATACCCTCTACACACGAAAGGCGGTGTATTCCGGGAGCCTGGACATCGAGGATCAGCTCAACCGCATCGGTGTGTTCACCGTCAGCTTCTCCTGCCAGCCCTTCCGTTACAGTGTGGCGGGGACTGAGCCCATCACCCTCACACAGTCCGGCTCCACGGTGACCAACCCGGAGAGCTTTGAGTCTCTGCCTATCCTCACCCTCACCGGGGAAGGGACGGTTACCCTGACCATACAGGGCGGCGGTCAGAACAAGAGCTGGGTCTTTACCGGGCTGGACGGGAGCATCGTCTGCGACAGTGAGCAGATGAACTTTTACTCCGGCACGACCCCCATGAACGACAAGGTCAGCGGGGACGGATTTCCCAGGCTGCAGCCCGGCGTCAACACCATCTCCTGGGTGGGGACGGTGACCAGCCTGGTGGTACAGCCGAGGTGGGTGACACTATGATTCCGGTTCTGTTCAAAGCAAATGCGGTGGATTTCTCCACCTACGGCATCGGCGTGCTGGCCGATTGTATCTCCTGTGAGGTGACCGAGGAGCGAAACGGCACCTACGAGCTGGTGCTCCAATACCCCGTCACAGGGAGGAACTATGGGGAGCTGTCCTCTGAGCGGATCATCAAGGCCAAACCCAATGATACCGCCGATGACCAGGCCTTCCGCATCTACCGCATCACCACGCCCATTGATAGCGTGGTAACGGTGTATGCCCAGCACATCTCCTACGACCTCTCTAATATCGCCGCCTTGACCTGGTCCAGCGAGAGCATTTCACCGGCTCTTGCCATGCAGCGCGTGTTTCAGAACACCGCCACCGCCCACAGCTTCACCTGTCAGACAGACTACTCCGAGGCAAAGCCCTTCTCCGTGGCCAAGCCCCAGAGCGTCCGTGCTTGTCTGGGCGGCGTGGCCGGTTCCTTTCTTGATCTGTGGGGCGGCGAGTATGAGTGGGACAACTTCCACGTCATCCACCACCAGGGGCGCGGCCAGCATACCGAAGTGGTGATCGAGTACGGCAAAAACCTCACCGAGCTGGAGCACGACAGTGATATCACCGAGGTGTACACCGACCTGCTGCCTTACGCGGTGATCTCCGCCGAGGACGGGAGCGAAACGGTGGTCACCCTCACCGAGGTGCTGCTTCCCATTGCGGACACCACGCTGTCCCAGCGCAAGACCCTCATCCGGGATTTTACCGACAGCTTTGGAGAGGAAGAAGCCATCACCGAGGATGCTCTCCGCACCAAGGCGCAGACATATTTGGCGAACAATCCCCTGGGGGTGGAGGTTCCCGCGCTCACCGTTTCTTTCGAGCCGCTGTGGAAGCAGCCGGAGTATGCCGCCGTGCTGGAGCGGGTGTCCCTCTGCGATACCGTGACCATCCGGCATTCCGCTCTGGGCATCACCGCCAAGGCAAAAGTCATCACCA